CTGCCTTTGCCTTCGGGGTTGCCTTCGCACGTGTTGCGCGGGGCTTTGCAGGTGCAGCTTCCTCCGTCTTGGCGGCTACTGCCTGTACCTTCTCCGGCACGGAGTCTGCGGCCAGCGGGGCTTCACCCATCCATGTTTCTACCCGACCTAAGTGGCGGGAGAATGAGTCCGTAGTGTCACGCAGGAAGCCAACCAGGTTCCGTGCCAACATTGCCTGAAACGGGGTCATGAGAGTGTCCTTTCGATTGAGTTACCGGGGATGTTCCCGATAACTCAATCATAGAATATGGCTTCACCTGAATGCAAACTCAGATGGTGTGAGCCTACTCACGTACAATATCGAACACAATTTGGGTGCCGTACCCGGACACGTGCGCGGCTTGCGGGCGTCGGCGCAGCTTGCCGGATTGTGTCATGCCCAGCAGCGTCTCCAGTATTCGCCTTTGCTCCCTGAATCCAAGGTCGCCCAACGGCTTGTGCATCATCTCGCACCACAGCTCGGGAACGCTGATTGTCTTACGTAGCTCACTGTCCGCAAAGTCAGCTGCGCCCACGGCCATGACCTCAGACTGAGCCATGCGGGAGCTAACCGGCAGGTCCTCCCACCCGGCGGGAACGGGCTGCTCAATGAACTCTTCGATAGAGCCTGAGAGCATATCTGCCTGAGTGTGGTTCTCGCGCATGAGGTCGGCCAGCAGCTCTTCGGCTTCGGTGAGGAAGGGAGTCTCGCCCAAACGCCACAGGTGCACGGCCTCTGCCCACACCTGGGCTACGTACTCGTCGGTGTACTTGGTGAAGTCTGCCTTCTCTTTGCAGTCCACGATGAGGAAGCGGCGGTTACCTTCACGCTGACGCAAAATGTACGGATCGTTAGTGCTCCCCCAGACAACCCACCGTCGCGGCGTCGTGACGGCTGAACGCTCGTAGGGTGCGCGGTACACATCGTGGGTTTGCGTCATGAACTCTTTGAGGCGGTTGAAGTCTGCCTTGTTCATGGCGTGTCCTTCGTCTGAGACGACGATCCAGGACTGGGACGCGATAATGAGGGTGTCTTTATGTTCGATGTTTCCCAGCGGCGCGCTGAACCCACGGGACATTTGTTCTATCCACCAGGTTTTACCGATACCGGCGGTGCCGTACAGAATGAGGCTCAAATCCGCCTTGCATCCAGGGTCCATTGCGCGCGCCACGGCCCCTACCAGAGCCTTACGCGCCACCAGACGGTTGTACTCGTTGTCCTCTGCGCCCGGTAGGCAGGTCTCCAGGCGAGATACCCCGTCCCACTCCAAGGACGTGAGGTAGTCCTGTACAGGGTCGAACCTGTGCTTCTGCATACAGGAACCGATAACCTGCTCCATACGGGTTTTCGATAGCCGCAGCCCGTACACACGTTCCAGATGGGACATGAGGTCGTACACGCCGTGGGTGGTGAGGGGTTGAGGCTTCGCGTCGTCGTTACGGGCCTCGCTCACCGGAACATACGACTCGTAGTTGCCGCGTTCGCACCACGCCAAGCGGCGAAGTACTGGATCGTTCTCGGAGAGGATGTCCAGGTTCCCGATCGTGTCTTTGACGGCCCCGTCTTTATCGGTCACCAGTTCCTTGACCCATGCGGTGGACGGCTCCGCCGGTTTCTGAGCGGCAACCGCACTCTGACGGGGGAGGGTCTTCACCGTCTCGGGGGCGGTTTCTAGGTCGGTATCGGAGAGCATACCCTCAAGATTATCTGCGATAGCGGCGAAAGCGTTCTTCTGCGAGCGCGAGATGAAAGTCTCGTTCTGCGAGACGTATTCCTTCGCCGCCTTGAAGGACGGCATACGGTTCGCCGGACGGGAGCCTTTCAACCCCTCGTCCAGGTGCCCGAATTTGTGGATGCGCACCATATCGAAAGCGTTCTGTGCGTAACCTGAGGCAGGGTCGGTTGAGTGCCAAGACCACCACAGGCCGGGGCGTCCTTCCACCTCGGACACGCCAGCGGCGCTGGTGGTTCCCTTGTACCGCCACAGACCCTCGCCTTCGGGGGTGTACGGCAGGTCGAAAGTGTCGATAAGTTCGCCGAAGTCGGGGAAGGCTTTGTTGAACTCGCCGATAATGCCCGGCGCGCTCTCCGGATCGCCTTTCTGACCTGCTGAACGGGCCAACGGAACAATATACTCCCCGGCCCGCTCGTCCGAGAGGAACACCTTCGGATCTAGCAGGGCTACCTCGGCTTGGTGAGGGGTAACGTCGTAGTCACCCCCCCGCATGAAGACGTATTCGCCGACCAGATGCGCCCCGAACTGGTAGTGCTCCGGGTGTTTCGCTGCTGGCGTAAACATAATCTGGGCGGGCTTGGCGCTGGACGGGTCGATAGACGCTTCATGGTTTTCGACAATGATGTGGTCGATGATCCGGCGGTAGTCTTCGGCGCTGACCTCTGTCGCCAGCGGTATCAGGTACCGATAGTGCGGGTCTTCTGGGGTGTGGGAGAACGTCGTATGCCACAGGTAAACGTAGGGTTTCAGGTACTCTTCTAGGGCTTCTTTGCCCCCGTCTAGCGCGCCGTCCAGGTCAAGGGTGAGCATGGATCGGGACTCAACGTTGGAGGTTGCTCGGCGGTGGTTTTTCAGCGTGCCGGGGATGTAGCTGCGTTCTGCCTTGATACTGCCGGGGTTTTGCAGCATGTTCAGTACGGCGTCAAGGGAGAGTTCTTTGCGCTCAGTGTCGGGTGAAATTCCGTTGGCGAACTCGAAGGTAAAAGTTTCCATTTTCAGACTTTCTGCAAGTATGCAATAATAGACTTGTGTTTACCCTTTCACTTTACTACGTGTAGGTGGAAACACAAAACCCGCCGGTTTTCAGACTTTCCCGGCGGGTTTTGTGCTATCTAGGGGCTAGTCGTCTACGCGGGTGAACGTCACGGCGCGTAGCCTTACCAGCCCAGGGTCTCGGTAGGTACGGGCGAGATACTTCGAGCCAGAGAACACGCATATGTCGTCTTTGTACCCAAGCTCGTAGGTCCTCCCGTTGAGGGTGATTTTCTCCGTCTTGGGCTGCGGGTTATCAATAGGCAGCGACGTGTACCGCTCCCATACTTTGTGGTAAACGTTCTTGACCCCTGGCTCAAACTCCATGTCCTTCTCCATAGCTTTTCGCACCATCTGGTGAAGACGGAACACCTCAGCATTGAAGAAAGACGCTTGAGTGTAGCCGTTAAATTCGCCTTCTACCATCACAATTCCAAAGTCGCGGAACGCCCAATTTCCCAGATTATGTACGTCTTGTTCCACCCACGGCAGGAACCGTTGCGCGTTCTTTACGAATTTCTCGCTGTAGAAGAACCGTTCATTCCATGAGGTGATGGTGGTACCCCACCCGTAGTACGTGGTGTCGTCCGCGCCGGATAGCCCAGTGACAAGAACCTCCACACCCTTTTTCTGTACCGGCATGTACTCCAGTCCGAAATGCTCCCATGACATTGCTCTGTATCCTTTCTAGTCGTCTTTCAAATAGTCCAGTAGGCGCTGCTGAGCGTCCACTTTGTGAGTTAGTTTGTCGAAAACGTGGCCGTCGATCGAGTCCTCGGCCATGATGTGGTGAATAGTCACCGTGTGTTTTTGCCCGCTGCGGGCCAGTCGTTTGTTGGACTGTAGATATTCCTCACTGCTCCAGGGCAGGGAGAGCCACACCGCCGTGTAGCCGCCGTGCTGGAGGTTCAAGCCGTGGCCGATGCTGGCCGGGTGGGCTGCAAGTATCGGCAGCTCTCCCCTGTTCCACCGTTCGGCGAAGTCTTTCTCTTTGACCGTGTGAACGTCCGTGCCATACCGCTTCTGCATCATCTCTAGCTCCGCCTTGAATCGGTAGAACACCAGGACGGGGGAGCCTTGAGCGCTGGAGATAATCTCGTCCAGCACGTCCAGCTTCGCAGTATGCAGTTCGTCGTAAGCCCGCGGATCGCTCTCTGAGGCGTCGTAATCCATGTTGTGGTACGCGAACCCAGCCGTGACCTGTGAGAGCTTCCCTGATACCACAGCGGCGTTTACAGCGGTGATTTCTTCCCCACTCTCCGCCAGCCGCGCGACCTGATCCTTTTTCAGCTTCTCGTAGAACGACCGAACCTTGGACGGCAGCTTCACCGTGTGGTGTACGTAGTTGGTCGGCGGCAGCTTCACGCGCCCCTCGGTTCCCTGCGAGAGAACGATAGGCTCCAGCAGCTTGTAGATGTCTTCCTCGGTCTTCTTGCCGCAGCGCGGCTCCCAGCCGGTGACAATACCGTTCGGCAGCTGCCCGGCGGGGCGGAAGTACGTGTTGCGGAACCCCGTCAGGGTCTTGCCGAGGGCCTTGCCTTTGTCTAGCAGGAGAATTTGCGCCCACAAATCGACAAGGCTTTTCGGGGTCGGGGTACCAGTCAGCCCCCACACGTGCTCGGCGAACTTGCAGATGCGCCGCGCCGTCTTGTGGCGCACGGTGTTCCGGTTCTTGTACCCGCTCAGCTCGTCAATGATGACGGTGCGGAAGTATCCGGTCGCCGCCTTCTCCAGCAGGTCTGCCTGGTTGTCCCGGCTAATGACGGTGATGTCAGCGTCAATCGCTAGAGCCGCCTCTCGCTGCTTGCGGGAGCCAACGACACAGGTAATGCTCAAGTCCGGTGCCCAGAGGTCACGCTCCGGCCCCCAGACGGTCTCAGCGACACGTTTCGGTGCAAGCACCACGGCGGGTAGGTGGTCTTTGGTGAGGGCTGACAGGCAGCTTGCGGTCTTACCTAGACCCATGTCCAGGAACAGCGCCTTGCCGCCGTTGCCCTCTCGCAGGAACGCCACGGCTTGTTTCTGGTAGTCGCGTAGCTCGTACTTCGGCTCCCACAGCACGTCGCCCATTAGTTGTCCTCTCGATAATTCTTTACGTTACAAGTTTTTCGTGGCCCACAGTAGCACGTCGTCTTCTCCGGCCAGCACGGCGACGTTCCCTCGTCGCTTCTCTAGGTGCCGGTGTACGAGCGCTTGACGGGGGGACACTCGCCCTCCCTTGGCCCGCTTCAATTCGACGAACCAGACGGTGCCGTTCGGTAGCAGCGCGATCCTATCAGGAATGCCCGTCTCCGTCGGGGCCAGCTTCCACGTCAGCCCACCCGCCTTTTTCACCAGACGGGTGAAGAGCGCTTCCACTTTCTTTTCAGAATTAGATGCCATGCGTCAATTCTATAGCATCCATTCACGTGAAGCCAAATCCTCGGCGGCCCTGTTTTGGACGGCACACCCCTTATCAGGCGGCAACGGACGCCTACGAAGCTAACGTGAGCTGCGTCACAGTGGCCCCTTTATATATTTATTTAATAAGAGATATATCCTTTATTGCGGATTTAGGCGACTTGAGGCGACAACCCTTGTGTTTACTGGGATGTGGCCTAGTTTCTACCCTCGATTTAGGCTTCAAAACCCCCACTTCTACCTCTTCTAGCACCCTATTTCTGCCTTCCTCGGCTTCTTTGGAATTTATGACACCTAGTGACCCACCTCACTTATCCACCTACCATTCGACCTCACATGTGACGCTTGACATACTCGATACACGCTGCATCTTCGTCGCCTCTGCAACCCTCCATGTTGCCTACCAAATTGGGCGACTTCCCTTTATTTGTAAGGGTTGTCGCCTCTTGTCGCCTATTTTTCAAAAATCCTATATATTACTTCCTTCTTGCGTGTGCGCGCGTGATTGTACACGGTCTATAGGCGGCGGTGGCCCTGGTATCGGTGTGTTTCGTGACACTTCCTCCGATGGTGGCCGGGTGTGGGTGGTTGCCGAGGTGTTAGCGGCGGGACGGGGGGTTGGTGCACATTACCGTCTGCGCGTGGCTGTGTTCGCCGCTGCGCGCCGCTCGCGCCTTCGTGTGGGTGGTTGGCCGGTCTGGCCTTCACAGGCCGTTCACGGGGCGTGTGTGCCCGGTGGCGCTGCAAGCGAGGACCCCCGTCAGGGTGCGTGCTCGCTCCGAATGTTGTGGTATGCTTGAGGGGACGCAAACGAACAACCGCTGATCATCTGTTCTGTTTAGTCTGTCTCTCGATGTGGTACGAAACGCCCCTGGTCTTCTTCTCCCGGAAGCCAGGGGCGTTTCATCTGTGCTACACTGTTTACGTGCGAGTCATATAGCCCTCGCAGCGGAACACCTACCCGTTACTACTAAACTCTCCATTCGGGATTGGGAAGCCTAGGTCATAGTCATGCGATCCGCTGCGAGGGTTTTCTCATACCCCCGTCCAGTGTGCTAGACTGGAAGTCCTTTCATAGGATGTCTATCCGGTAACGGGCGGCGGGTCTTTCGTGAAGCTTAGCCCGCCGCCTGGGGTATAGGTAGCTGATGAATACGCGCATGGGAAAAGCCCCGGAACCATCTCTCGATAGTTCCGGGGCTTTGTCGTCTCTTAGGACTTGCTCGGGTACAGGCTCACGGTGATGGTCTCACCACCCGCCACGGTGCTTACCTCGGCGTACCAACTCTGCCCGTCACGGGTGAGGTGCACGGGGTTTTTCATCTGCCCCAGCAGTTCATCCTTGCGTCCGTAGTGGCCAATACGGGCTTGAATGTAGGCTTCCCACAGCAGGTTCAGCTCGCCCTTCTCACTGCCGTTCTCGTACAGCTTGCGCAGCACCCGCCGGGTAGCAACAGCATTGCCTGTATCCAGGGTTGCCTCCACACCTCCGTCGGGGAAGATGGAACCCCAGTCAAGGCCGATGATTCCGTCAGTGATTGGCTCCAGCCGTCCTGGCACATCCACTCGCTGCTGCAACTGAGCTGAGCGCAGGGCTGCATTCAGCGCTCGCCGTACCACCACGGCCAGACCGTCCTCGCGCTCTTCGTCTAGCTCTCCGCCGCTGGGGTGACCCGTGAGAACATCCCCTACGTACTCGGGAGTTCCGTCCCCGTTGAGCGTAAAGACGTGGTTTTGAATCTCAAGGTACGCGGTGATGCCGTGGGCGTAGAGGTCTAGGTCTGTGCCAGAGGGGCCGGACAGGTTATCGTACAGGGTCACCAGTGCGTGGTTGTACTGGTCCTGCCCCGGCTGGGGTAGCAGAGTGAAGTCCCAGGTGTATTGCGGTGCTTCCCATCCAAGGATTGTCATGTTCGTTATTCTTTCTCTTCGCGCCGCCGCTTGATGTCCAAGTGCGAGACGGCAATATCGTAAATTCCGTTGTTGTGTAGGATTTTCGTCAGAGAGCGGGACATAACCCCGATCGCCTCGTTCAGGTGGTCTTGGCGTGAGCGGGTGCCAGGCACTCCCAGGGAGGTGAGTGTCACCCCGTCAGGCAGCATCAGGTATGGCCCGTCCCCTCCGTATTCTTTGAGCAGTTCCACCCGTCCGGCGGCCCGTATGCGCTTGCCGGTGCGCACTGAGTAGCCCAGCGTCAGGGTTGCGTAGGCGACGCGCTCACCGAGCGGCCCTTCAAGGCTGAGGGTTAGTATCTCGTAGGTGTTGCCCACCTCGCCGAACATGTTCACCTCCAGCACTCGGGATAACCCCGGCATGATTGGCGCTGCGTTCCTTCGTAGATGACTGCGTACCATCTCACCTATCCTTTCTTCTGAGAGCGACGCCCCGGCGGGTTGTTCGGGGCGTAGTCGTACTCGCTCGGATTGTCCCCGTAGAGGTCTTTCAGCTCGTCCACCTGCTCTTGTGTCCACACGGGCACCAGGCGGTCGCGGTACCTCAGCTCGCCCATAGGCTCCGGCATGTGCTTGAACATGTGCTGGCGGTGCCGCCCTAGCGCTCGCATCAGGGACGCTTTGGTGTACAGGCGTACCTTCACCGTCTCGGTATCAGGGGTTTGTGTTGCCATTGTCGTTGTCCTTAGGGGGTAGGTTTTTCTTGAGGTTGCGGCTGAACTGCGCCGCGAATGAGTCCACGGCCAGCTGCGATTTCTTGGTGTTTGCCCTCAGCCGTGCGAGGTTCTTTGCCCTCGTCTCGCGGCTGGTCTTGCGGGCGTGGTGCCTGGCGCATAGGGCTTGCAGGTTCTCAATGCGGTGATCGTCCGCATCTGACATGTGGTCTACCTGAGTAGCCCGCGCCTTGCACCGCTCTCCCGTGTCCTCTTGGATAGCCTGGCATTGGTACCCGGCCCGTTTGAGAACTTCTTCGCGGAGGGGATTCCATTCCCGCTTAGGTGGGAGGGGCTTGCTCCGTCCAGAAGTTCGCCCCCACCCGCTGCGGCGTCGCTGTGCGCGATTCACTTCTCACCCCTCGGCATGAGGGAACGCACCTGTGCTACCAGAGTCGGCAGCAGGTTTTGGTACGTGTAGAAGATGTGAGTGCCCCCCGGCGTGGAACTGTCACCGTACCGGGCTTGAGCCGACCGCAGGAACTCTTCGATAGTTCCCTTGAAGCACCCGCGCTTGGCTAGTATTTGCTTCTCTTTCGAGTCGTACCAGACGGTGAGCAGGTCGTTATCCGCTCCGATGAGAGCGACCTGCACGAACGGTAGCGCCACCCCCCGCCCTGCTGCCAGGTTCACGTTATGCAGGAACGTGTTCATGCGCAGTGAGGTTAGCTTGTCGCGGGAACGGATAACAACCCCGGCCAGCGTTGAGTTCGCTTTGATACGGATCACCCCGTCAAGGTGCACCCACTTCAACAAACACCCCGTCTCGATGATGCTGCGCTTCTGTAGCGAGATGCGGGAGCCGGTGATGGTATCGGCTCGTACAAGAACCGCTTTGGCTGGCGGGGTGTTGCCCGCGAACTGTACCTTTGAGGAGCCGCGAACCTGAGTGTGCCTGCCTAAACGAACACCCTTCACGATGCTGCCGCCAAAGACCCATGACCGGCCCCAGTGTGGCAGCACCCCCGGCCCGTCCACCTCTCCGCCGACCATCCCGCGAGGGTCGCCCCGGTGTGGGTTGGTCGGTACGACGGTAAAGGTTTTGTTCTCGTTGCGCCGTAGGTTGTACTTCTTGCGCGGCACCTCAGCAATGTTCTTGAGGTACCAGTGGGCGAACAGATACACGTTGTTGTTCAACCCCACCAGGTACCGGATCGTTTGAGTATGCGGTTCGATGTGCTGGCCGTAGCGGTAGATGTAGTTATCGCCCTTCTCTTCCCACAATGTGCTCTCTCCGTAGGTCGGCACTGCCACAATGTAGCTCTCACCCTTCACCGTCACGGTGAAGAACGTTACCCACTCCAACTCTCCCCAGTACAAGGTGAGCCGGTTCTGAGAGTGGTACCCCGTCGGGTCGCCGGTGAAGACGGCCCGCAGCTTACCCTCGAACATAGTTTCTACTGCCTCGCACATATCCACCGTCCGGGGCGCGAGTTTTATTCCGACTTGTTCCATGAGAGGTTCCTTACTCTTCGTCTTCGTCGTATTCTGGCGTGTCGTTCGCTACCTTGAGCACCTGCTTCTGTAGGATGGGCAGCAGGTCGCGGTAGATTTCGTAGACCTCAGGACGCTTGTCCTTGTGGGCCTTCTCGTTGTCCTTGAGGAAGTTCTCAACCGTCCCGTGGAAACACCCCCGCCGTGCGTGGGTCGTGCCGTCTTTGTCGAGACACACCGTGAGCCTTCCATTCTCCGAACCGATTGGCCCGACAGATACCACCGGAAGGTGCCCGCTCGCGTTCGCTACCAGGTCGGCGTACATTATGCTCACCCCGTCAGGGATTTTCACCTTGCCCCACGCTTCGGCGGGTCGGATAGTCGATTCTCCGATAAACACCCTAGAGTGGATGGTGACCTGACCACTGATGTTTGCGTCACTCAGGTGAACCCCTCCGATACTGCTTAGCTCCCCCAAGTTCAGGGTCGAGGAGCTGATGAAGTCTGCCTCGACACGTACCAGCTCGTCTGCTCCAGGCTGGACAGTGACGACGCTTCCTTTCTGAACCAGAGTGTTTGCACCCAAACGAACCCCCGTCACGGTGCTGGTACCGTCAATCCACGAGCTGCCCCAATGAGGTAGCACCCCCGGCCCGTCCACAATACCCCCCGCCTTGCGTTTGGCTTCGGGGTGGCGGTCACCGGACATGATGACGCGGTACCGATCTTCGCTATCCTTCTCTAGAAAGTATTTCTGACGGGGGGGTTCTGAAACTTCGTTGATGTACCACTTCAAGAACGATTCGATACCGCCGCTCAGCGACAGGGCATACTCGGACTCGTCAGTTTCATAGCTCAAATTCCACTTGTCCCATGCGTGCTTGAGGCACATATCGTTGGGGTAGAACGGATGCTCCCCGTAGATGGGCAACGCGTACATTTCCCAGTCGTCTACCTCTCCCCGCTCGGGAGTTACGATGCCAAATTCAATCCACGGCATGTCGTTCCACACCAGGTAGAACATGTGGTGATTGATGTTGTAGCCTTTGTGCAGCTCCCCTGACACTGTACCGTTGTACAGGTGCTCGAACCGCTCCATGAGCTTGAGCGTGTACTCTTCTAGCTCAATGCCTTTCACGTGTGCCATTTCTAACCTTCCTTTCCTGCGGCAGCATCCAGGATTTCCAAGTGGGTTTCCCCGGCGTTGAGGAGGTTTAGCAGCTCCAACCGCCGAAAGTCTCCGTACACGTGTTCTAATTTCTCACGTGCGTGATCCAGCAGCCCCCAGAGACTACCGCATTGCACCTCTATATCACCGTCACGCCGTACCGTTCGGACGTTTCCAGCGACGCCATGTGCGCCCGGTCTAGACCGGTCGGCGGCTCTGAGTATTCCCGATCGAAGAAGTCTACTAGTTTTGCCTCTGACATTTCTCTATGCCTTCCATCCGTATTTCTCTGCGAGTTCCCCTAGCCTAAGGCCCCGCTCGTGTACTGCATCCAGCCCGTCGCGTGAATCTTCGACGGCCTCTAGGATTCGTGTCATTTCCCGCATGGGGCGGGCGAGTGCTTCCCACATCTGCGGGCACTCTTTCTTGTACCGCCCCATGACTTGAGTAACAATGAGGTGCGCGGCGTACAGGTCGTCAAGCGCCTCTTCTAGTTCGTCGCTGATGTCTTCCCACCGCCGCGCACCCATGCCTTCATCCTTCCTAATAAATCAACCAGCTACGGCCTTCGCCATCGGTTCCTATGAACTCGATACCGGGGAACGTGAAGCCCACAACGGTACCGTCTACGGTCTTCACCTCCCGGCAGGTTGCGGCTTTGATGCTGGCTGCCAGCGTCTCTTCCGCTTCCCGCCCGACCATGAAGAGTGTTCCCAGGATTCGCCAGGGCTGAGGCGTGGCGACGGACACCGCCCCGCCCCGGATAAGCTTCGCGTCTTCCCGCTCTGCGATCGGAACCCACTTATCGCCCTTGAGTACCTGCCCGATAGTCTCTACTACCGCCCAGGTTTCCGGGGACAGGTGCACGCGGGTGATGTTCTCGCCCCTCGTCGGGGAGGTGATACAATACGCGCCCTGCACCACTGAGTAGGGCCATTCCACCGTCCGGGTACGGAACTCCCTCAGCCGGTAGTGGTCGGGGTCGATACCCTTTAGCCCCGGCGTGAACCAGTCCAAAAGCCCGGCGTTCGTAGGTTCCGTTTGTTTCGCCCGCATCATTGATTCAACAGACATTGCTTTGCCTTTCTCTAGTCGTTCCAGTGCCTAATCATCACCCCGGCGTAGGGTACCGCCCCCAGTACCGCGAAAACACCCCCGGCTAGTTCCCATTCGTCATAGCCGCCGCGAGAACCGACGGTTACCGCCAGCGCACCGGCCAGCAAGAGAGCGGAAGAGGCTCCAAGTAGGAACTTGTCTAGCCTGTCCATCTATTCCCACCCCGGCATTACCCTATCGCGGGCCTTGCATAGCAGCCCGTAGTTACGTTCCTTGAGGGCGTCCAGATCTACGTACTCTGACGTGTTCTCGCCCCCGTCTTGAAGAACTGCATATAAGGTCGGGACTACACAGGTAAATTCCCCGGTGCCGTCGTCCGCCACGTTTACGAAGTCGAACCACACCGCTTTATACAGAACATCTAATGTGTTCTCTCGTAAGTCTCGAATGGGGGTGTCGAGTAGGTAGGCTTCCACCTGTTCCTTGAAAACCCCCGTCATGCGCGGAACGCCGACCCTATCGAGGAAGGTCTGAATCTGCCCGGCGATAATCAACAGGCTTTCGGCCTCCCTCAGTTCCGGGGTCATGGGCAGCGGGGACGGGCTTAGTTCCAGAATCCACCGGGCCTGTTCCGCCTCTGGGTACTCCCACAGAAATTCCGGTGCAGCGCCGGGGTACTTGATGTACAACCTCTCTAGCGCCCCCGTCACGTCGTGCTCTTCTGCCGCCAGGTGCCAGAACGCTTTGACCGTTTCTTGCGGGATGTCCCCGGCCTTCAACACGTCTAGGTATCGGGCGACCGCGACCGGCAAGCTGAGAACCTTAGGGATGTCCGCCTCTGATAGGCAGGGGTTTTGCATTGTTGGCAATTCCATTTCTTCTTTCCTTTCTCGATTTCCGCCTGTGACGAACCAGTCCGCCACATATTGGGCTTGTATAGGTACCGGTGGACCACTTACGCCAACCATTGCGCGCCATCCGGTGCGTAGCAGTGAAATTCTATGCCTAGGCTTGCCTTGATTTCGGCGGCCAGGATTCCCGCCCGGTCGTCGCCTACCCCCAACAGATCGGCCAGTACCCGGTGCGGCCCGCTCACCTTGACGGAATACCCGCCGGTGACCTTCCGTGCCACGGGCCGTTTACCCCGCCGTGAAGGGTACACGCGGCTGATAGCCAGCAGCACCTTAACATCATGCTCAGATAGCCGTACAGTACGGGCGTTTTCGGAACTTGTCGCCATGCGAAGCCCGTACACTGGAGCCGAAATACCTACATCGATCCCGGCCAGCTCTTCACAGTAAAAGTTCTTGTCGCCCTTCTGCACCCACGGCATAAGTTCTAAATTCGTCAGCATCTCATGTCCTTTCTCTTTAATCCAGCTTGGTAAGTTCATCTGCATAGCTTTTCAGTGCGAAGAAGCCTACCGTCGGCAGTACGGTCGCGGCGGCAACAACTCCCGTGACCTGGTAGAAAATCTTAAGAGCAGGAATTAGGCTTTTCGCATCCAGTATGGCTATCGGTATCAACCCGTAGAAGAGTCCTAGTACCATAACCACAACAGATGTGGCGAACACATAGGCTAGGCATTTCAAAAGTTTCAGAGTGGGTATCATTTGGCCCTTACCTTTCTGATGGTGTTGTGTATTTTCCGTGCCCGCCGGGGGAGTCGAACCCCCGCCGTGCCCACCGGGGCCGGGTTACTGTATCCGGTTGCTTAGCCGCCGTAGTAGAACGGGTGTTCTTCCTGAGTGTTGTACTTCACTACGGTTGCGGTTATTCCATATTCATCTGGAAAATTCCCGATGCCTTCCTTGAGAGGTTCCCCTTCAAGGTCTTTGACGGTGACACTAAAAAGCTCTGGGCTTTCGTCGATAACTATCACGGCCTCTGTATCGAGTGTTGATACCTGTGCCCACACTGCAACATCTTTCCCTGTCACCGTCTGCATTGAAGCGATATTCAAGGTTTCCGTGGCGTGCTTGCTAATGAACCCGTCAAGGTAGATGACCTCACCGGGCTTAGGCAGGTCTTCTAGGGCCAAGTGGTTACCTAATGTCATTTCCATTGTCTTTCTCTCTTTCCTATCGTGCCGATACCTGATGTACTGCTTGCGTGACTAGACCTATGAGAACCGCCGCCATTGGCACGAATGCGCCCATTACCACCGCCGGGATTCCTGACGACGATAGCCAAATTGCCGTGCCGCCCAGTAGCGCAACGGTCCAAATGAGCGCGATAGTTACCAGGTCTCTAATCGCCTGTTTCATTTCTGCTTGTCCTTTGTCTTTTGTGCGGCCGGGGCCTCTCACACCCCGGCCTGTGGAGCCTTCTAATCCAGCCTGTTTAGGCCGCGCCCGCCGGGGGAGTCGAACCCCCGCCGTGCCCACCGGGGCCGGGCTACCGCATTATCGGTGAAATGTGCGGTGTTGTTTCTTAGCGCTGGGAATACCGGCGCTGCATTGCCGCAAGGATGTTCCCGCCTTGCGGACTCTTCTTCTCAGCTTTGTACTTGAGCGCGAAAGCTTCTAGAATCTTCTCCATTGTCTCCCTACTTCCAGCTGACCGTTGCACGGAACGTTTCGTAATCTTCCCCGCCCTCATATTCTGGGGTGATGTCGTATACGTAGCAGTCTCCCAGTTTCCCGTTTGACAACTCGCTTACCACCTCTGCCCGTAGGCTCTGGAAGTACCGCGCCCATTCGGCGGTATCGTCGCCAAAATCCCGCTCAGGGGATACGTAGTATTCGATTGAGGTTTCACGCTGCCCGTCGTGCGAGGTGACGGTTACATGCGTGGTGTTCCCGATATTGTCGTGATGCAGCACCAGGGCCGCGTTCTCTACGGTAGGCTTCTTCATGTCGCCTGTCCTTTCTCTCATGATGTGACCGGTCAAAGACCAGCTGAGTGCCCGGCGGGGGAGTCGAACCCCCGCGCGCCCACCGGGGCCGGGCTGCCGTTGTACGGCTATCTGGATATTAGGTTTGCGAGTGTTACCACCGCCACGGCGATAGATACCGCCGCGCCTATCCAAGCGGCGGTGATTACCGCCTCCGATGTCTCTGCTGTGGAATTGGCGATTACCACCGCGCTAACCCCACAGCCTATCAGTGCTAAGCCTAGTGCTATTACCTGTCCCATGTCTCCCTTTCTAGCGGATGAAAAGCCCGGCATCCGAAAGCTTGCGCTCTACCGCGCCGCTCCCATTCCCGCCTAGTAGGCAGTCTTGCCAGCGGTAACCGATACCATGGGTCACCGTCCACCGATAGAACTTCTCCGAGTACCGGGCGGCGATTAATTCCGTCCAGTCTACCCCAGCGATGTCTTGGTAGAGCCGGTTCATGCACTGGGCGGTACCGTCGTCGATAGCCTCTGTAATGGAGGGTATCGACATATCTTCTCGGAGCCTTACATATGAGAAAGCTCCGATACGGGAGGCTTTGATTTTCTCGGAGAGCACTTCCAGGGGCATACCCTCCAAGGTTTCCGTGAATGCCTTGAGCTTCTGATAGTGTGACTGTGCCATGTGGCACCTCCCAAATTCTCGATGCTGAAAGCTACCCGAATGCGGTAGCCGTGCCCAGCGAGGGGGTCGAACCCTCCAAGCCCCCGTCTGGGGCTGGGCCGTGGGTCACGCTTTCCTTAGGCTGCTGCCATGAGGAAGTCCCAGACTGCCCACGCGGCCCCTTCGATAGCGGGGGGGATGTCGGCGGGGTCTACGGTTAGCGCGAACCACGCTAATGTTTCAGCAAGATTCATTTGCTCTGTCCTTGTCTCTATGCGGTTGTCAATCAACGATTCATACTTCAGACCTCTGGGAGCGGGGCTATCGGGTCTCTGACCGGTGCATTTCGCTGTCGCTCACTCATCCGAGGTATCGCTACCCTACGCCCTACGGGCGGTTGTCCTGCTGTGGTCTCTATTCCCTTGTTCGCCTTGCCCTGTTGGCCTGACAGTTATCACTATACGCGGATGAATTGACACATGTCAATTCATGTGGGCGTGATGTGCGACACACTCACATGCGTGATGCGGCTGCATCGTTGATATGGCGCGGATGTGGGCGTGTGCGTGAGTGGGCAATGTGTGGGTGTGAACGTGGTATGCGTGACGTGGTGCACATGATATGTGTGCATGTATGCGTGTGATGTGTGTGCATGTGATGTGTGAATGTGATGTGTGAATGTGATGCGTGTATGTGTGCGCGTGATGCGTGAGAGATGCGCGCGTGAGAATGAATGACGCGCGTACATACGTGCGCGCGTATGCGCGTATACGTGTGCGCGTACATGCGTGCGTACATGCGTGCGTACATGCGCGTACATGCGCGTGACGCGCGTTACACGTGCGCGGGCGGGGGTGAGAGGGGGGCACCCCCGGCGCGCGAGGGGCGCTCCGCCGAGTTCTGTAGCTCGGGCTTTGCACCGCGTGAAAAGTTTTCGTCGAACGTTTGTTCGGTGACGAATGTCACACGCATATGATGTGTGCAGAATCACAATGTGAGGTTAAACACTGTGTGAAATTGCCCACTACACTGTGGGCTGCGCCTCATTGCGCGGCAGAACCCCCGTCCTGCGGCCAGGTGCTAAACTTAGAACAGGCGTTCCTCTTAAGTGGTATATCCCGCTTAAGTAGAACACTTATTCGACAGGAGGTATTTTATGCGTAAAGCATCTGACGGTTGGGGGTTTTGCCCCCGGTGCCAAATGCCTACCTATCGTTACTGCGGCAGCAACTTAGGGAAATTGTACTGCGACGGCGACTGTCGTTTGGTGTACCAACGAATGCGCACGTACCGCCGCCGTCGAGTGCGCATGTACAAGGCGATCGGTATTGAGAACCTTACTCCCCTGCAGCTGCGAAGCTATAACGATTTCACTGCTTGGCTCGCCGAGCAAGACGAAATTATGAAGGCATGGAAAGAAAGGCCCCGCATTGGCGAATCATAGGAAACGGACGGGCAGCTTCGAGAAGGACAACGTACAGCTCGTCGAGTACACCCCCTCTCCCCAACCCGAACTTGAAGACCTGGCCCCAGGTATCAAATGGCACGCGGCGACGCATGGCATGTGGGAGCGATTAGTAGACTACCCCACCATGCAGTCCCTACCCGCCACGGCGTGGGACCACGTCATGATGCTGATTGCATTGCCGTACAACAACATCATTCAGGCAACGGCCTCGGCTGGTCGCGCATCTGCGCAGCTGTACACCGCGTACCGTGACGGGTGCCGCGAGTATGGCCTGACCCCGCGTGCACTCAACGCCATGAAGATTGAGATGCTTACTAGCTCTGAGATGGAGAAGCGCCAGCTTAGCTCGAACCGCTCACCTGGAACAGGTCGCCCCGTCTCGGGCAAGTCCCCGTACAAGAGCTTGCGCCCCGGCGGCAGCTACGACGATTCGGAGGACTAGGAGCCAATGGTCGTTGTTAATGACCCTCACCCGGTGAAGGCTGGATTCAAACCGGAGTATGAGGGGGATTTCCCCACGCTCGGGCATCACGTCTTGGACTGGATGATTGAGTACTTAGCTCGCCCCTCGATCGGGTACTTCCAGCCGTTCCAGCCGACCCGCGAACAGGCTGAGATGATTCTTGAGTGGTACCGTCTTGACCCGATTACAGGCCGTCGCGTGTACTATCGCGGGGTGTTCCAGCGCAGTAAGGGGTGGGGCAAGGCGGAGGACTTATCGAACATAGTTCCTACGCCCTTGGGCTTGCGGTCTTTCGGCGACTTACGGGTTGGGGATGAGGTGTACGGGGCCAACGGCAAACCGACCCGCGTTACCCACATCCACCCGGTGATTGTAGACTTCCCCGCCACGGTGTACCTGAGCGATGGAACGAAGGCGCGGTTCCACCCGAACCACACGTTCGTGGTGTGGGTGCTGGACGAGAAGACGGAGAAGTACTCGCTGCAGGAACTTTCGCTGGCGCAGATGATGCAGGAAACGCTGATGCACCTGCCTGACCGCCGGTTTGCCAAACCTACCCCCCGCTTCGTCCTGCAGGACCCCCCGCAGAATGTGGCCGTCGGGGGTAAAGGTCGGCACATACGGGCCATTATCCCCAACTGCACCCCAACCGCCATGCGGTGTATCACCGTTGAAGCGGACGACGGGCAGTACATCACCCACCCCTCAGGTTGGGTGACCCATAACAGCCCGTTCCTCGGGGCTATCGCTGCTGCAGAATCTTTGGCTGATGTGAGGTTCGACGGGTGGGATGTGAACGGCAAGCCTGTAGGCCGTCCGTGGAACCTAGAGCGCAAAGTGCAGATCGACATTATGGCCGTCTCGGAGGAGCAGACCCGCAACGCCTTCGGGCCGCTTACGGACATGATGCGCACCGACGCCCTGTACGAAGATTACCCCGGCCTGGACGTGCTGGATACGAAAGTGTACCTGCCAGACGGAGGCGTCATTATGCCGCGAACAGCCGCGGCTAAATCTCTTGAAGGTACTCCGTCGGTGTTCCAGATTCTCGACCAGACCGAATCGTTCACCCCGTCAAACCGAGGGGTTGAGCTGGGCCGCGTCGCGTTGAAGAACCAAATCAAGGTGAACGGAACCTTCATTGAAGCGCCGAACGCTTTCGTCCCCGGTGAAGGGTCTTTCGCCGAGATGACGTATGAGGCGTGGAAGCGTCAGGAAGCAGGGGAGACGTTCTCGAAAGGCATTCTCTACGACACTCGGGATTGGGGGGACGTAGACCCGACGAACCCTGACGATGTGCGCGAGGGTCTGATGTACGCCTACGGGGACTCAGCAAACCTGCCGGACGGGTGCAGGATACACACCCCGCCCTGCGGCGTGGGCGATTCTCCGTTCCCTCGCGGGTGGGTGGACATTGACTCCATCCTCTCAGGTGTGTACGACCCGACCTTGACCCTCTCTGACTCAGTACGATTCTTCGGCAACCGCGCTCACGCTGCTGCAGATGCGTTCATGTCGAAGGATGTATGGGACGCGGCCCGCTGGGACGAGGACGACTTTACCCCCGTCTCGAAGCGCGACCCGATCGTCTTCGGATTCGACGGTTCATGGGGCCGCAGCAACGGCATTACCGATGCTACCGCGATGGTTGCTATGCGTATCTCGGACGGCCTGACGTGGGAGGTCGGCATATGGGAACAACCCGACACGGAGGACGGGGTTTCGTGGGTGCCGCCCCGTGAGGAGATTATTGCTGCGGGCGACCACCTCATAGAGAACTTCACCGTCTCGCACGCGCTCTGCGACCCGGCGGGGTGGGAGAACGTGGTGGAGCATTGGAGCGGGAAAATTGCGGAAGCGCGCAACAAACGTGAGCGACGTAAGCTCAAGCCTAAGAGCATTGCGTGGCGCACAAACCAGCTCCGTTCGGTAGCCGATGCTACCCAAGCGCTGCGCGTAGCCATTCACGAGCAAGAGATTCACCACTACAACTCTCCGGCGCTCTCCCGTCACGTACTCAACGCGACCTTGCGGGATACCAAATCCGGTAGGATTATGTACAAGGAAAGCCCTTCGTCGTGGCGTAAAATCGACGGCGCATACGCACTCATGCTTGCGAACCGCGCCCGTCTTGACGTGCTGGCGGAGCAAGCAACGAATAAGAAGCCACGTATGTCTGCCGCCCCAACGCGACTGCGATAGAAAGGAACCTTCTATATGACCGAAATTCAGCCCGGCTCGGACGAGTGGTTTGCTGCTGTATTGGTGCGGCGACTCCAGGAACGTTTGCCGCACGTGAAAGCAATGCGCAACTGGTACATGGGCGATGCGCCTTTCCCGTATCCTGATGACCCGGACGCCAACAAGAAGGAAGTCGCCGAGTCTTGGAAGGCTCTGCAGGAAGCGGCACGTATGAACGTGGCTTCCGTCCTGGTAGACGCTCGCGTCCCGCGTATGCGGGTGAACGGCGTCCAGCTGATTGACGACGGCTCAGATAGCGCAGACGAGAAGATTGCTTCGTTCATCCAGCGCTCGAACTTCCGTTCTAAGGCGTCTGATGCATTTCGCGACGCCCTTATCTGCGGCGCGGGGTATCTTGTGCTGACCGAAGATGGGCTGATGAACTCTTCCCCCGAGACGACGATTTGCCAGCGTGACGCCCACGGCAAGGTCATTGCGGCCCTCAGTGTATGGGTGGACATTGAGAAGAACGAGAAGGTAGTGAACCTTGCCCGTCCAGGGTACTCGCGCCGTATGCGGAAGAAACTTTCCACTACAACTACCTCTCCAAACAACATCCCTGAGTTGAATATCGCATCCCTTTCCCTCAGTGCTAAGGGTTGGGGGTGGGACGAGAAGATTGACACGGGTCTTGAGGACGTGCCGGTCTATGAGTTCGCTCTCGATTCAGGCATTATCAGCAAGTACCTGCCCACGCTCAAGCGCATCAACCACACTCTGTTGCAGTGCGGCATTCTGGTTGCGACTCAGGCGTTCAAGCAGCGCGGCATTATCGGTGCCCCGACCTACGACGAAGACGGCAACGAGATTCAGTACGCGCCCGACATGTTCAAGCTCTCCCCCGGCGCGCTCTGGATGCTGGGCGAGGGTACGCAGATGTGGGAGTCCGGCGCAGTGGACATTACCCCCGTCCGGCTGTTAGTGAAGGACAGTATCGAAGAGCTGGCGATCGAGTCGAAGACCCCGCTGTTCCTGAACACCCCTGACGGGGCGTCTGGCTCTGCCGAAGGCTCTGCTACGCAGCGCGAAGGCTTGGCGTTCGACATTGAGCATATCGAAGACATGTTCACGGCTTCGCTGCAGCAGCTCTTCGCTGACGCAATGCAGATTGAGGGCGAGGACGATAGGGCCGAAGCTTCGCGCCTGATGATTGACTGGGTGAACCCCCGCCGTGCCTCTGCCGCTGAGCGCGCTACCGCCGTCCAGATCGCCACCTCGGCAGGTGTGCCCCTCACCGTGGCGTTGCGTAAGTTCGGTGGTTTCTCTGCTGACGAAGTCGCAGAGGTCTCTGAGGCCGAAGGCTTCGGGGCGCTGCGCGATTTGGTGGTCCAGAACGCCACTTCCGGCTTGGCTAACCAGCGCGAGAACTACAACCCGAATCACGAACACGAGCAGCCCCACAGCTTCCGTGACGAGGGGCTGCGTAAGTTCAGCCCGAACAACCCGGAAGCGGGAGCAGAACCCGGCGTGGACGGGGCGTCCCCCTACGCAACCGGAAAGCTTCGGTCTCGCGCGGGGGGCGGTGAATAGTCCGTGGCATTGCTTCGTGAACTGGCAGAGGCCAGGGCGCAACGCTCTGAGTCTCTGCTGGAAACGTTGGTGCAGTGGCTCTTCACGCTGTGGGGAGCGGCGGACTTTTCCGGCAGCAGTGAAGAGGAACTGATCGACGATACTGTTGAGGCCGTCCTCGATACAATGCTCCAGGCCCGGCGGGACACGGACGATTACATGCGGGCGGTGTTTCAAGACCAGGGCATTGAATACCCGAAACGGAATATGCCGCCAGCTGCAAGTGAGATTTACCCCCGTCACGGTATCACTCCCGAGGAAGTCTGGTCTCGCCCGCTACGCGAGTACCGTAACGCCCGCGCTAAAGGCGACTCGCACCAACAGGCGCTCTTGAAGACGCAGAAACGGGTGCGACAGATAGCCGACTCGGAAATTAAACTGGCGCAGCGTGAGCGAGAGGCGCGTACTTACGAACGGTCTGACCCTGACGAAGTGATAGGGTACCGGCGCATCATCCACCCGGAACTCTCGCGTACCGGGACCTGCGGCCTGTGCCTGGTAGCCGCTGACCGTATTTACTACGTGAAGCAGCTGTACCCGTTGCACGATAACTGCAAGTGCGAGACGCTGCCTATTACCAAGTCGCATGACCCCGGCTTGAAGCTGAACCGTGAAGACCTGGATTACATCTACGACATTGCAGGTTCGACAGGGAAGCAAGACCTCTCGAACACCCGCATTGTGGATTATGTCTCCGGCGAGACAGGGCCGCAGATAGCCCGTCGGGTGCAGCGCTCATACGACGGCATGACCCCCCGGAACCGCCGTCACGCCGTCAAGGGCGACCAAGCTAAAGAGCGCTCGGAAGTTCCCTCGGGCGGGTTGCAGTTCCGCCGGGCGAAGGACGAGATGTCTGCGCTTCGGCGTCAGCGCTCTCGCCCCCGTCGTCGGAGGGTGAACGCGCTTGAGGATGCGCTGCGATACTGGAAGGGCCAGCAAGGGGAAGATGCTGCATAATGATTAGGGTTGTGACCGGCCCCCCGGCCAGCGGAAAATCTACGTATATCGCGGAACACTCCCGTGAGGGAGACATTACAATAGATTTAGATTTGGTTCTATCTTCTACAGGTGGGAACGATACCTTAGCGCGCCAACTGCGCTACGCGATGGAGGAGCACGCAAAGAACTATACAGGCGGGGACGTTTGGATAGCTCGAACACTGCCCGACCCAACAGACCGAACGGTCTTTGCGGATCGCATAGGCGCGGGTGAGGTTGTTGTGCTTAACGGGACAAGCCGCGAAAAGCTGCTGGAACGTTTGGCTCAACGCCCTGGAGGAGAAGAACACATAGAGGGCGTTGAACGATGGTTTGCGCTCAATGGCGAAACGCCGACCGAAACACAAACACCGGAAAGGTTATACGAAATGTCAGAAGTCACGGCCAACGTGTCCACCGCAGCCGAGATTCCGAACAAGGCAGCAAACGCCGAAATGGCAGCGCTGACTCAGGAACCGGCTACCACCCCCTCTGTCGAACAGCTGCAGCAGGAAATTGCTAAGCTCCAGGCCGAAGCGGACAAGTGGAAGGGGCACGCCCGTACCTGGGAAGACCGCGCCAAGGACAACGCTAAGGCGGAGTCCACCCCGGCCAGCGCGCCCGAAGGCAACGCTGAATTAGCAGCTCTTCGTGACGAGTTCTTGGCATATAAGCGGCAGAGCAACGAACGGCTGTTCTTAGCCGAGTTGAACAACGTTGCCGCTTCCCACCCTGGAGCCAACGTTGAGGCTATCGCTGCAGGTCTTGACCGTTCTCAGTTCATGGCTGCGGACGGTGGCGTAGACCGCCAGAAACTCAACGATTACTTCCAGGCGTTCGGAGTCGGAGCTTCTGCACAACCCCCGGCGAGCGAGCCGACCCCTCGGGGTCTTCCGGCACAGTTCGCCAACCCTGCCTCAGGTAACGACGTAAAGTCTTCCGGCTCGCTAGAGGCTGGCCGCGACCGTATGCAGGAATACATGGAAAAGAATAAACGAGGAGTTTAGCCATGATTGGCCTCAAGCACTATAAGGCGAACCGCCGTTCCCCTCAGTGGCTTGCCAATGCCCCTGAGACTTACAATGCGCAGACCTACAAGCTCAAGACTTCGGACTTTGCGACTGCGTACACCTTCTACTCCGGCCTTCCGTCCGGCTACCCGCTTGTCTTTGAGGGCGAGGGCGCGGACAAGGTTGTGAAGCCCGCAACCGCAGGTGGCAAGATTGACGCCTTCCTGCTGTTCGATTTCGACTTCACCCCCGGCGAGTACGCTGTGGCCGTCGTTCTTGACGGTCAGATTGATAAGAACTACCTGCCGAAGATCGACGGTACCACTGAGGTTACTAAGCCCGCTGATACCGGCCACTTCATCTGGATTTAAGAGAGGATTGAAAAGTGAGCAACTACGTTGAATATGCTGGCGCAGCCCTCTCGACTAAGGAGCTGACCGGCGCAGCCCGTGCATTCTACGAGGCTGCGATGCAAGCAGAGCTTGCCAAGAACTCCCTATCGGCGTTCTTCCCGGATACTCAGGTTGATTCTATCGACCTGCGCCTGGAGGACTTCGACTTCTCCCGCCCGGAGATTGCGAAGAACCGCGCTTGGGATGCTGAGCCGTTCCGTGGTTCCACCGCCAAGGCTGGTTTCCGCACCTTCCAGAACGTGCCGATTTCTCAGGCTGAGGTTCTGTCGGAGCTGGACCAGCTGCGCGCTCGTCTGTCGAACAACGACAAGATTCTGAACCTTGTGTACGGCTCCCTCACCCGTCAGGTGAATGCTGTTATCGATGCTCTGGAATACCAGCGCGGCCTGACCCTCACCAACGCTAAGTTCACCGCTACCACTCGCGGCGGCGTGAAGTTTGAGGATGAGTGGGGCCGTGCACCCGAGGCTAACCCGACCTCTGCGATTCAGTTCAACAACCCTGACGCAGATATTCTGGGCGAGCTTGAGAAGTTCTCGGACGCCTACAAGAAGCTCAACGGCTTCCGTCCCGGTACTATCCTGGTATCCCCGACCATCAAGCGTGCAATTGCACGCAACAAGCAGTTCACCGTGAACCTGAACAACGGCGGGTACATCCCCGGCAACACTGCTCAGGTGAACGCTGTTCTTGAGAACAACGAACTGCCCGCTCTGACTACCTATGAGCGTGATGTGAACGTCGGCGGCGTGCTGACCCCTGTTCTTGACCCCAAGAACATCTACCTGCTGCCCCCGTCGGCACAGGGTATTCTGGGCAACACCGTGTTCTCCCCGACCACTGCGTCTATGGAAGCCGGTTTCTCCCCCGCAGAACAGGCTGGCATTTACGCTGGTATCCACCAGCGCCCGACCGTCCCGTCCACCCGCGAGGTGGTTGTGGATGCGGTGGCTATGCCCGTCCTGTCCAACCCGAACTTCGCCTTCGTCTCGAAGGTGCTGCCGTAAACAACTAAAACGAGAGGTGTAGTTGAATGATTGCGAACGCTCCGGTATATGTACACAACGAACGCGGGCACTTAGTCTTCATCCCTGAGGGTGAGAAGATTCCCGAGTTCTGTGTGGAACAGATCGACCACCCCGACGTTCTGCCGTCT